CTGTCAGCTCGCCAGCGTCATCGGCGGTGCCAGCCATAGCATCGGACAAATCCTCATAGCTGCTCTCTATGGATTCGGCGCTTCCTGATACGTCAGACGCCACATCGTCAAAATCGCTGCTGAACTCCTGCGCTGATTTTGAAGCGTCATCCATCGCCTTGTCATATTCGGACTTATCCAATGCGAGCCGCGCAGAAATCGCCAGTAAATCCATATCATTTCACCTGCCATTTGGTTATCAGTCCTGCGTTCTGAATCACTTCCATTGCGATTTCATCCGCCGTGCGTGTGTCCTTCGGAATGTACTTATCCGCCCAGCGCTTTGACATATGCTTGCCGCCGAACATCTTTGACGCGCTATCTGTAAGCGCCATCAATGCATCCGTCACATATGTCCTGTATCGCTTTTCTTCCGCTTCATGTCGGAACTCTGAAATCACATGTTCAATCACATACTGCCGTCCGTATACACGCAGTATGTCAAGATTGATTGTGCGGCAATATCTGAAATAGTCTACTTCACCAATTGCCGCAATGAGATAAAAAAATCCATGACCTCCGGCGTGTTCACAAGCTCATTGAACGCGCCCAGAAGCTCCTTCATCTGGTGATTGCGCAAATCTTCCGGCTCAATGAAGCACATAAGCCCCAAAAGCTCTGCCGTTTCCTGCGGATGGTCACCCATAACCGCGTCAAGGATTGCACGGGCGTTCTTGGCTATCTGCTTTTCGAGCTGCTTTCTGTTCTCAGTATCGCTCGCGCTTTTGTCTACCTTTGGAATCCGCTTGCGAATCTCCATCACTTTCGTCAGGCTCAACCACTTATCGACGGCCTTGCGAATGCGGTTCGTCTGCACGAAAAACTCAACCGGGTCACAGTTTGCAAGATTTTTCATAATACCTCCTAAATACGCATAAAACGGCCTATCCCGTGTCCTTTGTGCACCCGTATAAATTATCGGGTTCACGCCTAAAACACGAAATAGACCGCTTTAAGGACGTTAGGGATTGCTTTAAGCAGTCCCGGCCTTGATGTAGATTTCATAGGGCACGGTGTCGATATTTTCAAGGTCATAGTGACCGTGGATATCGAAAGCAAACTGGCCCTTGCCGTCCTTCGTAGTCGTCCACTGGAATCCAGCGGTATTCAGGCCGTTCATGATGTGGATAGCCACATAGCCAGCCGTAGCCGCGCCCTCATTGATGGCAGAGTAGTCACCGATGACCCAGAAGTCCTTGAAATCTGTCTTCACCAGCTTATGGCTGGGAACGATGTGGGTTTCATCGCCCGTGGCAAATCCACCCGCGCCAGACAGCATCTTGGCAAGCGCCGCCGTAATGGACACGAAATTGCCGCTGATAGCCGGGTCATACCGAGACACGCGCTTGAGCTGCCATGTATTCGCCGGGACGTTGTCGATGTCCTCGCCGAAGTCCTCATACTCCGGGTTGCTGTTGAAGGTCAGGCCGCCCGTGGTCGCGCCAAGGATGTTGCCAACCACGCCAGTCGCCGGGGCGAATTCATCCGCCATAATACCCGCGTTCATCTGCAAGGTGTCAAATGTATTTGCGGGAACCTGCGTAAACTGCATTGCTGTTCACCTCTTTATGTCGTGAGTGCTTGTATGTTGAAATTGAGATATGCCACGCGCAAGGTATCATCGCCCTCCATTGGCATGAACTGAATAAACGGAGCGCCCTTGCTCAGATATACCGCGCCGCCGGGTGTGCGCAGGCTCTTGCCCTCGCCAACGGCAGCGGCAATTTCGTCAATCTTGGCATTGACCTCCAAGAAGGACATCGAGCGATACCATACACGGGCATAAAAAGTGCCTCCGTCCTCCCAATCAGGTTCAATGAGCTGATATGAGATATACGGAAGCTGTGCGTCATCCGGGATGTTGTATTCCACATAGGCGTTAAGCCCAAAACCAGAAAAAAACTGGTACAAGGCTTTGGCTGTATTCGTCATCCGGGCAACACCCACTTTTCAGCGGTGACCTGCCCGAACTGGAACGTTGCCGCCTTCGGCGTCTTGCTGTCCGTGATGTTGGAGGTCACCCGGAAGATTGCGCCGTCGGAATCACGCCGAAACACATCGTGGAAATCGAGCTGCACATTCTTGCCTGTGGTTACCGTGTACACTTCGGTGACGCCCTGCTTTTCAGCCACACGCGCTTGCATGGAGGAATCCTTGATAATGGCAGCTTCAAATGTCGCGCCATCAACCCATGCCGGAGATGTGCCGCCCTGTCCGTCAGGGACAGTACGTTTGTCAATCATCGTGCATTGGGTTTTCATCGTATCAATCAGGCTCATAGGTTCCTCCTAACAAAGCTTGCGCCATTGATTCAGGCTGGACTTGAACACGCCCTGCCAGCCCCCGGCGTTGTTGTCCGTGCCGCCGCTGGCATTGGAGCCAGTTTTCAGACTATAGGAATATCCGCCGAAGCTTTCCGACTGGTACGGGCCAGACACCGTCTCGCCGTACTTTTCATTCCACGCTTCAATCTCATCGACCAAAGCAAGGAAGGATTTCGGGGGACGCATATCCCATATCACACCTTCGAAGGTTTCATCCGTCAGTTCATCAAGCCCGTACTGGTACACGCCATCGTTGAAACGGGAACCGCAAATCTGGAAGTATTGCCCGGTAATCAGGCCGGGAACCTCGATTGCGCCATTCTCAATGGTGAACCGCCCGGCGTACCTGTCGCCGTGGAAATAATTGTGAATGTAGGCGCAAACCTGCTCAATCACGCTTATCCCTCCTTCTTACGGCTTCTGCGGCCCCTCCCGGACGTTTTTACGGGCTGGACGGGTATTTCCTTACCATCGTCCTCCGGCGGCTCTACGGGCGGTTCTATGACTTCTACGGGCGCGGCTTCTATGAGCGCCCTTCCGACACGGTTGTGGGAGCTTGACAGCTCGGTGATTCGTTCTTCTGATACGGAGACACCGGGGCGAGGGTATTTCTCCCCCGCCCGGTAAAGATGACTGTCATCGTGGATGTCCACGAAATCCTCTTTTACGGTGTACTCCATAGGTTACGCCCCTACGGTGCCCTTCACAACGCCATCGGCGTACTCCACGAAGAACTGGATGCCGGACATGACCAGGCTCTCCACCTGAGCACGCTCCTTGTTGGCGTAGCCGGAGCTGATACCGATGTAGCCAGTCTCGTCGGCGGTCAGGTCAAAGCTGGACAGGGCCTCGCCATTGACGCTGACGTAGTACATCACGATGTTCTCCTTGGCGGTGGAGTACACCTGGTTGACGGGAATCTGGCTGGTCATGATGACGGTGCCCATGCCCAGGAAATTCTCGATGTAGTTGAAGCCGAACGCGGTCTGCATGGTGACCGTGGCGGTGGCCAGGTAGTTGGCGATGGTCAGAGGATTCAGGAAGTGGACGATGTCCGCGCTGTCGTTCTCGAAAAGCACCTGCAGGTTGCCCCAGGTCTTGGCGAGAACCTCCTGGAGGGTGGAGCCGGTGACGGTGGTGCCGACGGCGGGCACATAGCCATCCGTGCCGGGGGTGCCGGAGGCGGGAGTAACCAGACCCTGCACACCAGTGAAGAAGGTGGTGCGGATGCCCGCCTGAACGTCGGACAGCAGCTTTTCGTCGGTGGCGATGATAGCTTCCTCACGGCCACTCTTGAGGATGGCCTCGGCGGTCACGGCCTTGCGCCACTTGTTCAGGGTGATTTCGCCAACGGGAACCTTCTCGCGCTCGTACTGAGACAGCGGGATGATTTCGCCCTCGGGAACAGAGCCGCTCTGCAGGGTGCCGTTGGTCTTGTAGTAGTACATGGTCGTGCCGTCAATCATGGGAATCTGACGGGTGACGCCCAGGGCCTCGATGAGCTTGGCGAGGGAGTTGTGGGTAAACCGCTGGACGAAATCCACCTCGCGGATTCGCGCCATCTGGGTAGTGGTAATCAGATTGGTTTCAGCAGCATTAGTCACATTCGTCGTAGGCATAGCTTTTTATCTCCTTTTCTCGTAATCAGGCTGTTCAGATGCCGAACAGCTCATGGTTCTCAGCCATCGCCTTTTGGCGCTCCAT